CCGGTTCTATTCAGGGCTTCTGCTAACCCAGGCGGGCCAGGGCATAACTGGGTAAAGGAAAGATACATTGACAACGAAGGCGGTGAATCAATTTTCATTCCGTCGAAGATACAAGATAACACTCCTCTGATGGAGAACGACCCGGGTTACATTGACCGGATCAAAAAGAGTGGACCAGAATGGCTCGTAAGAGCGTGGTTAGATGGAGATTGGAACATTGCACCAGGTGCTTTCTTCGAAGGCGTATGGGATCCAAAGATACATGTTATAGAACCTTTTGATATTCCATTGGAGTGGAAAAGGTGGAAGTCTTACGATCATGGCTACAAGTCTCCAGCTGGATGCGTCTGGTTTACTCAAGACTATGATGGTATAATCTATATCTACAGAGAGCGCTATTGGAGCTCCAAACCAAACAAGGGAAGTGAAACACCAATAGAAGAGATCGCGAGGGAGATCAATGAAGCTGAAGATAGTGAAAGAAAATTCAAGATTAAATTCAAGAGTAATGTGGCCGATTCAGCGATATTTATGCGAGACGGTCGCCAGAAGAGTGTTGCAGACGTATTTGCTGATTATGGTGTTGTCTGGGAGTCTAGCGCAAAGGGTCCGGGATCTAGGATACAGGGGTTACAGGAGATTGTTGACCGCTTGGCAAACGAAAATCTTAAAGTTTTCAGCACATGCAAACATTGGCTTCGCACGGTGCCTTCGCTTCCTGCTGACCCCAAGAGGGTGGAGGATATTGACACGAGCGCGGAGGATCACCTCTTTGACGCGACACGATATGGGCTGATGCTGAGACGTGCTAGAAGTATTAAACCAAAGCCGAAAGCAAAGCCGCCATCGCGATTTACTTTTGAGTGGTTGACTAAACTCGACGAACTATACGATAGGAATGAATCATGGCCGATCTAGGTATATTATCAGTAAATACAGAGTCAGGTATCGGAGATAATCTTCCGTCTGACGCGAGTGGTTTGCTAAAGAAGTGCCAAAAGAATATTAGTCTATCGTATAAAAAATGGAAGAAGTACTACAAAGAGATAGAACATAGTCGTGTTTATGCTTTAGGTAAGTTGAACGCGCGATCTATCACGATGGTCCCTTCACAGAATATGCAAGAAGGTGGTCGCTCGATAAAGGGTAATATCATACATGCCACGCTACAGGGTTTGTTGCCTCATATCTATGCTAAGAATCCAGAAATTAGAATTAGACCACATAAATATGTGGACGCGGGAAGTTCAGAGTACAGAGTGGCTGATTTATTCTCTGCTACATTAGAGACTGTACTGAATGAATCGCTAAAAAAAGCAGACCTAAAGAAATTAGCCAAGCAGGTAATCAGGTCTTGCATGACTAGTAAGATAGGTATCGTTAAAGTAACATACCAAAGGGATTATTACAAAGATCCTCTAGTTAGTCGTCAGTTTAACGATGCTCAAGATAGTTTGGCTCGTATGCAATCCGACGTGAGGGAGTTGGTAAGTAACGATACGTACGGTGGCGAGAAGGAAGAGTTAATCGAAGAAGTAAAAGAGACTATGTTGGGTCTTAAAGACCGCGTAGAAGTTTTACAAAGAGAAGGTTTGAATCTTGGTTTCGTTCGCCCAGAAGACTTTCGCATGGATACTTCATTAGATTCTTTACAAGAATATCAATCCGCACAGTGGATGGCTAACGTGACTTGGATGACGCCGTCAGATGTTATGGACAGGTTTCAGATATCGAAAAAAGAAGTAGAAGAATTTACAATCTACCGTCGCACTGATGCTGGCATCTTAAATAGATTAACGAGAGATGATACTGCACAGACTGGCACCACGGAAGACGTTAACTTAGCTGTTGCAGTTTGGGAGTATTGGGATAGGACAGCCCAAACAGTATTTACATTTGCTGAGGGTGGTAAGAAATGGTTAAAAGAACCTTTTCACCCAAGCAGGTTAGGTGAGAAGTTTTTCCCGTTCTTTCTGCTAGGTTTGAATTGGATAGATGGTCAAGAATGGCCAATATCAGAAACAGAGCTACTGATGTCATTGCAAGACGAATATAATACTATCCGCACGCAAATGACTAAACACAGAGAACTTTCTGCTCCGTTTTTCGTTGCAGATGCGTCTCGTGTTAACTATGAAGATATCGAAGTATTTAGCAACGCTCAAATTGGTGAGATAGCTTTGATTAACGCATCAGGACAGAACGTTAGCTCTGTGTTTCAACCCGCTACACCTCCACCCATGAACCCACAGGTATACGACACAGCTCCATTAAGAACAGATATGGAATGGATTAGTGGTCTAGGCGATGCTCAACGTGGTGGCGTTAATAGGGCGAAAACAGCGACAGAAGCGAACATTCAACAGGCGGGTCTAGCTACTCGTATTGCTGAGAAAGTTGATCAAACAGAAGATTGGTTGAGAGAATTGGGTTGGTTTGCTGCAGAGATACTGCTGCAAGAGATACAACCTCAGAAGGCTATGGAAATAGCTGGACCTAATGCTTTTTGGCCGATACTGAATAAACAGCAGCTGTATGATTCTGTTTTTATCGATATAGCAGCTGGTAGCACGGGCCTGCCTGATACCAACGAAGAAAGAATGCGTTGGATTGAGTTGATGCCGATTATAATGCAGAACATAGAACTAGTGCAACAGATGCGTTCGTTTGGCGTGCCTGATGAGTTTAATCCATATGTTCAACTATTAGAAGAGACATTTAAGAGGTTTGATGAGCGCATAGATATTTCAAAGTTTTTACCGCCTATGCCAGAAGAAATGCAGAAGGTAATGCAGCAGAATCAAATGATGCAGCAGGCTATGGGACAAGGAGGTCAACAAACACAAACTAATGCTGTGCCGCCACCTCAGGGGTTGAATGAGGTTCAAAATGCCCCACAAAATAGAGTAGATCAACGAACCAGGAATCAGTACAGGGAACCACAGGGAGAGATCTAATGGCTGAAGAGCAAGAAGTACAAGGTAACGAAGACTTACACAACACAACTTTGGAGGTGATGGAGAGGGAACTCGAATCTATACAAACTCACGAGGAGGAGGTTAATGTCGAAGTCCAACCCGAAGCCGATAAAGAGATCGATGCTCTCGCTCCCACATACAAAGAAGCTGAGGCAGCACAGCAAGCATCCGTCGACACAGAAGATGATAGAACAGAGGCATCAGCAGAGGCAATTTCAAGCAGCGAGGGAGATAAAGCGAGGCCAGAGTTAGAAGAGGATGATGCTGAGGTATACGGCAATCTCAAACCAAAGGCTCAAGAAAGGTTTGAACATTGGATAAACAGAGCAAAGGAATTAGAAGGAGAAAACGATACACTTAAGGTGTCTGGTGAATTACATGATTACATCATGGATTCTGGAACAAACGCTGAGCAATTAAACTGGTCATTAAATGTTTTTAAGAGCTTGAATTCTGGGAATTACAACGATGCTGTTCAAGCCTTGCAGGCTATGGATCGATTTACCGATCAAATTGGAAAAACACTTGGTGTAAATAAGGTAGATGAAAGCGAGTCAGAGTTTAGTGATTTCGAAGACTTATCAAAAGCTGTTGAGAATATGGAAATCAGCGAAGATTGGGCTAATAGGTTAGCTTCTGATAGAGTTAATACAAACTCTCAGAATCAAGCACAAGCAGATTACCAGCAGCATTACCAGCAACAGACTCAGGTGCAGGTGAACACTCAAGACAATACAGATAAAGCTTTAGTTGATATAACTAGCTGGGAGAATGATTTAATTGGTACAGATCCGGACTTCGAATCTAAAAAAGAAACGATGATGGAGATCAGCAGAGAGGTTGCTTCTTCCGATTTTCCACCGGAGCAATGGTTGGGCATCCTTCAAAACCAGTATAATGTACTTTCGCGAGGAATGAGTGTTGCTGCCTCTGCGAATGGAAACGCTAGTAAAAACTCTGGGCCCCTAGCACCTGGACGAACAAACAGCGGCACAGGCAACGCATTGGATATTGGTCAGGCTGAAGCAACACCGGAGTTTCTTCAGGCTCATCTTGACGCGATGCGTAATTAACAGGATTAGATGATATCTGGATTCATCGCCAGTAGCACGTATAGGCTCTCGTGTAGCCAACCCTGTTCCACACAATTACATTCCTTTTGGAGGGATAATAAATGGCAACTGCATTAACTCAAACTGCTTTAAATGCCAGTGATATTACCCAGCTAGGGTTTGTAGCTCTTCAGAACTATTTGAAGAATAAACCTATTGACCAGGTTGCGACTCAACGTCCCTTGCTCAAAGCTCTAATGGCTAAGAAAAAGCCTTGGGGTGGCGGTAAAGAGAATATCGTTGAGCAGATCCGCACGGATTATGGTAACAACTTTGAGTGGTTTGGCGATTCTGCGCTAAACACTTCATCGCCAGTTACCTATAATACTCGCGACACTGTGAGACAGGCTTATTATCCTTGGAACTCGGCACACGACGGTTT